TTCAGCTTCGATCAGAGGCCTATCACCAGGTAGCGGATCGCGTACATGCAGTGGTCGTTCTCCTTGACCGGCTTCTCCTGGCCTCGCTCGATGCTTTTCTTGTCGTATTCATAGAGCCCGAACTCCCGCCGGGCGTTCTCCTGCTTCGGGGAGATCGTGAGCATCCCGAAGGTGAGGAGCTTCTGCACCCTGGAGATCCCCAGGGCGACGTCGTTCTGTGCGTCCCGGAGCCGGACGCTGTAGCCGCAGCCCCGGACCGCTCGCTTGATCTCCTCCGCCAGGCCCGCAGCAGACGGGTCGATGAAGACGTAGAAGCTGTTGCAGCTGTACTCCTCGTGGAGATCGTCCAGGAAGGCCACGAAGTCCTCCGCGTACTTGCTGGGGCTCTTCTGTGTCCCGGACTCTCTGCCGCTGTGATAGTATTCCGCCAGGCCTTCCAGCCGGTGCTTGGTCATATTGAGACCGGCCGCCTGGTAGGTGGTGGCGTTCTGCTGGCCGTAGTCGACGCCCACGCCGATCAGCGGGAAGGCCTCCTCCTTCGTCCTGGCGACGTTCTTGCCGCCGAACATGTAGTAGATCAGCTCGTCCACGCCGATCGAGAGGCCCAGCCAGAGCCAGCGCCACTGGCGCTCGTCGATCTGCCTGAGGATCTCGGCCGACTCCAGGAGCTTCCGGCCGATCCAGGCCTCCGGCACGTCTCTGTAGTCCACATGGACGTGGATGCAGTCGGGGCGCTGCTCCATCTTGCGGGTCCACTGGACGACCGGAGCGTTCGGGTTCTTGGGCGGGTTGTAGAGGTAGAGCATCTGGAAGCCTTCGTCGTTGCCTCGGATGAAGGTCGCCTCGATGTTCTGGAGCTCGTCTTCGCCTTCGCCCTGCTCGAAGAACTCGTTCACCTCGTCGATCATGACCAGCTTGATCGGCTTGCTCTCGTCGATGATGCCCTTGGTGTCGTCGATATTGTCGGAGCCGGTGAAGTAGATCGTGTTCCCGTTCTCCAGGAACGTGACCTCCATCGGGCTCACGGTGATCTTGAAGAGGCGCTCGTCGAGGCCCAGCCTCTTGATCGCTCTCTTGATCTCTTTGTACACGGTCTTCCGGAGCTTGTTGTGCCTCTTCCGGATGACGACGGCGCTCCCGTCGACGTCCTGCACGATCTTGAAGACCGTCTCGATCGCTGCCTCTGAGGACTTCGTCCCGGCTCGGCCAGAGGTGAGGATCTTGTGGGTGTGTTCCTCGTCGTTGAACACGTCCCAGAACTTAGGAATGATCAGGTCACTGATCCGGATCTCGTTGCTTTGTGTCATTGATAATAGTCACCCTCCGGATCTCTCCGGTGCCGCTGCCGAGCTTGGAGCGCAGAAGTTCGAGCCGGAGCTTCTGTTCCTCAGTGGCGGTCTCGCCGCGTTCTTGCAGCATCTCGGTGTATTGCTTGATCAGGCCCCTGAGGGTGTCCATCGCCCGGGCCTGGGCCTTCATGAAGTTGGCCTGCTTGTCCCAGGCCTGCTGCACTTCCCAGCGCTCGCCGATGACGTTCCCGTCCTTCTCCTCGATCCGTTCGATCGTCTTGTCCTGCTGGTCCTTGACGTAGGCGATCTTCTGGGCCCTCACGATGGCCGTGTAGGAGAAGCGGATCTGGTCCCAGAGAAGATCCAGCGGATCGGCCTCCGCGATCTCTCCGAAGATCTCCAGCGTCTCCTCCGGCAGGTATTTGTTGTAGAAGCCGAACTTCTCGGCCCTCCTGTTTCCTTTTGGCGCCGCTCGGTTGCGGTTGCCAGGCTGTCCGCCTCGTTTCCGAGCGCTCGTTTTCTTTTCCGAGCGTTCGCTTTTCTTACCGTCCCAGTCATGGGTGCATTTCCATCGGCGGACCGTTCCCTCTGGGACTTCGAGCTGCCTGGCTATTTCCACGAGTTTGAGGCCCTGTCTATATAAAGCCAGGGCCTCGTCCGCCTTCGCGTTCTTCGCCCTTGGCACGACCTCACCTCCTCGCTGTATTCGGTGTTTTGGATAACGGAAAAGAGCAGGCGACTCTTCGCC